AGAGCCTGTGTACGAAATTGAAAAGATCGAGTTTTGTCAAGCACACCCAGTTGCTGTTGAGGATGGCTATGTCATGGTTCGCAACCTTGAAGCCAGCCTTGCCAAAGACTCTGTGTGCTTGGTGCGTATTGACCATCCTGATAGCGTAGCCGCGTGGCTAGGCGCTGTGGGGGCTGCGGGGACGGCATTGAATGGCGGCATTCCGGTTCTTGATTCCATGTACAAAGCCTACGAAAGGAGCGGCGTTGTCGTTCCCAAGTGGGCCAAGGATTATGGGGTTACCGGGATGAGCTATTTAGCTCATGGTATGAACAGACGCGGCTTGCCCGTGCTTAGTAAGACCAGGCTGTCATACTATATCGCTTTTGGATTGCTGCCAGACGAGCAGTTGATGCTTGAGCGGTATTTTGACAATTTGTCAATCCCACGGTGTCTGCCGGTTTCACCCATTGATTGTTTCCCCGACGATCAACCACTCCCTGCTGCAGAGCTTGTTGGCTTTGCTACGTCTGACAAAGCTGTTTGCTGAGTCTGCCTTAACCGAGGCACAAATTCCCTCAACAAAATGCCGCCTAAGAAGATGCCTAAAGCTAAACGACCTAAGGCCAAGCAGAATGTGCCCAGGGGGGTGCGCACCGGTTTGGATGCCCAAGCACTTGCATGGGCAGCAATCCTTAACGACCCTTGCGCAGCCCCATTGGCACATCCTTGTTATGCCGGAGCGGACGGAGGCATTCTCGTTCGGGTCGAGACGTCCTACGACATCGGAATTGGTGGGACAGACACTGCCGGGGCACTATTTTGGACCCCGGGAGCAACAGGCAACAACGCAGGTTTTGCCGCTGGATTGGTTCCAGCAACAGCTATTAACTCTGTCACTGCGATGACTGGGGTTAGTATCTCAGCTGCTACCCAGCCCGGTTACACCTATTTGTTGGCTAATGCTTCCACTTTCCGAACTGTGGCGGCTTGCATGCAGATTACCTATCTTGGTACTGAAGCAAACCGCTCTGGCGTTATCAATTATGGCAATGCTAATGGCAGTACCTTCAATGTTGGGGATGCTGTCGCTAGTGCCACTCTTGCTAACGTTCTCGAGAAATTCGAGCGTACCCCTGTGGGTACTGTGGAGGTTAAGTGGCGCCCTAGTGCGTTCGACCAGACCTTCAAAGAACCCGCACTCAACCCAACAGCTGCAGAGCTGGCGCGTTATCAATCACTTGGTCTCGCGTTTTCTGGGTTGGTTGCAGCAGCAGGGTTGCGAGTTCGGTTGGTTGCGGTGTATGAGTACACACCCATCAATAATCTCGGTGTTGCAAACGTTTCGAGCTCGCGCAACACGAGCTCTAGTTCCATGGACCACGTCATCAATTTCCTTGATTCTTCAGGGGACTGGATGTACAGGGCCAGTGGATCTCTTGCTCGTGCTGCGCGGGGGGCGGCCTCTCTCGAGCCATTCGTTAGAGCGGTCACTTACGGAGGAGCCAGAGTTGCAGGCCTTCTTATGTAGCACTCAAAAATACCCGTATGGGGGACACCTTGTCCTAAACTGGTGTGGGTAGAAACGTGCCCGCTAGCATTCCAGCTTGAGGTTGGGGTAGTGCTTAATAAAACGTTAGTCCCGTGCTACGGGCGGGTGGTGCAAGCGCGCAGGGGAGCACTGGCATGTGTTTGGTTGGGGAACCGACTCGCTGGATCAATAGATGCCTTGGAGGGTCTAACCAGTGGAAACACAGCTTGCCCTGTAGCTAAATCAAGCCATTCATGGAAGGGTCTCATCGCTGGCAAGCGGTGGGGGGCACCCAACCTTGTTAAATCCAAT